GCCGTGCCCTCGTAGTTGTTCCAAATGCGGGGGTCGCCCAGATAGGAGCAGTACACCGAGGAGCCCGCCACGCCCCACAGCCGATTGTCGCACTGGCAGAGATAGGTCATGTCCGGCACCGTCCGGCTGACGGTCACCGCCCCCGGCTCGGTGTAGTTCACATCCGTCTGGGTGAAGGTGATCCAGCCGTCCCCGAAGGCCCCGTAGTCCACCTCCAGGGTCACCTCCTGGCCGCCGATGGTGGCCGTCAGGCCCAGGTTTCCGTCATAGTGGAGGGTGTCCCCCTGGCTCATGGCCTGGGACAGGGTGAAGTTATAGCTCATGCCCTGGTAGGCAAAGTTATAGCTGCCCGCCTTCAGCCCGGCGGCCCCCGCTTCATAGGCCAGGTCTGCGTCCAGGGTAAAGCTGTTGTCATAGAAATACAGGGCCGTGCCCACCACCTGGCGCACCACCAGGGTCAGGTTGTTCTCCGGGTGGCGGGTGCAGCCGGAGATGGTGACCCCGTCCCCCGCCCGGAAGTGGCCCTGGAGGGTCACCCCGTCGAAGATCAGGCAGTTAGCCTCACTGGAGATGCCATTGGGGGCCTCCGAGGAGCAGAACACCGCCCGGCGCACTCCGTCGTCCCCCACAGTCACCGACTCCTCCAGGGAGCCGAACTCATCGGTGGCGGTGTTATAAAACTTCTTGTCCGGCCAGATGACCACATAGCTGTTGAGATAGTATAGCTGCTTGTCCGTGGCCTCCACCTGGCCCTTCACCGCCCCGTCATAGTAAAAGTCCTCCCCGTCCACCCAGCACAGCTTGTCCTGGGCGGACAGGCCGTGGGGCTGGGCCAGGGTCATGGTCTCATACCGCTTTCCCCGGGGGGCCAGAAGGGGATATTGGTCGCTGGACATATTCTCCATGGCCTGAATCTCCCCGTCCTGGGCCGCCAGATTTTCGTTCAGGCCCCCGAACACGCACTGATAGCTCCGGCCATAGCTGTCCCCATAGGGCAATTTTCCCAGTCTCATCCGCTCACCCCGAAAAGTATTTTCACCATCCCGGCGATCACCGCCGCCCCCACCGTGCCCAGCACCCACAAAATGGCTGTCAGCTTGGTGTTGATGACCGCATATTGGGTCTCCTGCTGCTCAATGCGCCGGGCGTGCTCCCGCACCGTGCGCCGCAGCTCCTCAAATTCTCCCCGTGTCACCTCTGTCATGTCACTGTTCCTCGCTCCCGCTCATATTCATCACCGCTGCCAGCCCTGTGGACACCGCCAGGACGATGGCGGCCTTCACGTTTATGTCCTCCACCACCCCGGCAGCGCCGGATACGGCTGCCGCCGCCACGCCTACCGCCGCCTGGAAAAACGTACGCACCGCCCGCCAGGCCCACGTGTGTGTCTCAAACCACTTTTTCATATCTCCGTTTCATCCCTTCTATAGTTTTTCATTCCAGGGCCGCCCAGGTCAGGGGCCCCACCTGGCCGTCCGCCTCCAGGCCTTGGGCCGTCTGATAGGCCGTCACCGCTGTCTGGGTGGCGGTTCCAAAGGCCCCGTCCGTCTCCACGGGATAGCCTGCCTCCGTCAGCCGCCGCTGGAGATACCGCACCTCCGCCCCGGCGCTGCCCTTTTTCAAAATGGTGTGGCTGGGCCGGGCATAGCCCAGGGCCTTGGCCCAGGTATAGGCGTCGGCGATGCCGGTGGCGGTCAGGCCCTTGTCCTTTTGCAGGGCTTGGGTGGCGGCCTGGGTGTTTTCCCCAAAGCTGCCGTCCAGCCCCTGGGGGTCATAGCCCAGGCCGTACAGCACCCCCTGCCACAGCTTCACATCGTCGTTGTCGTCCGGCATTTGCAGCCGCTCTGTGGCATAGTAGGTCTCCGGCCCCCAGGCCCCGTCCTGGGTCACCCCGGCGGAGAGGGCGGTGTTCAGGTATTTCTGGTGGGCCAAAATCACCGCCTTTTTGGTCGCCGGGCCGAAAGCGCCGTCCACCGTCACTCCCAGCCATTGCTGGAGCCGGCCCACGCCGCCGCTGGCCTCATTGCTGCCCGCCGACAGGTTCAGCGTCACATAGCCGTAGATATAGGCGCTGGACAGGCTGTAGCTCCGCTTCCGGGCCATGTTGCCGGAGTTTCCCTCGTAGGTATACACCGTGGAGCCGGACACCTGATAGACCATGCCCGTGTGGGTTCGGGTGCTTCCGTTGTCGGAAAAGACGATCACGTCCCCCGCCTGGGGGGTGTAGGCGCTGCCTCCCTTGCCCTTGCTTGTCCGCTGGTAGGCGCTGTAGTGGCTGGCCCCCTGGGACAGCCCTGCGTCAAAAAGCTGGTTGCAGGCGGTGTAGGGCCAGATGCCCCACAGGGCCTTTTTGGCCGCCGTCTTGTCGCTGCCACAGCCTTCGTATACCGCCGTGGACACCATCATGGCGCACCAGGCCCCCGGATTGATTCCGCACAGCTTGCCCATGTAGGTATAGTTGGCGCTGCCTTTGTTGGCCGAAAAATCGGACACCTGTCGGCCCAAATTCTTGGCGCTGGCCTTCTCGTAATAGCCCCCATTGCCCACATAATAGGCGAAGGCCTCCAGCACATCGGATATGGTTTTCATCACATCGCTCCTCTCTCGTTTCCCATGGGCTGCACCAGCGCCCAAAATTCTATCTGTCCCGCCGTCAGCTCGTCCCCCTCGAACCGGGCATAGAGCTCCTCCGGCTCCCGCTCCGGCAAAATCAGGCTCATGGTGCGGAACATACCGCCCCGGCTGGCCCCCAGCTCCCGCTGGCACAGGCATTGCTCCCGGCCCTGGGCGGTGATGGTCAATACCCCGTCCCCGTCCAGAGGCTCCAGGATGCGCCCCTCCAGGGCCAGCACCGCCCCTTGATGGGGAAGCTGCCCGATTTGCTGGCCCTGGGCGGCCTGCAGGCCCTCAAAGTCCCCCCGGCTCAGCCGTATCCAGTGGGCCAGGCGCTGGGCAGGGGCAAAGGTATCGGCATACCAGGCCCCCAGCTCGCTGATATAGCCGTTATACAGGCTCATGGCGTTTTCATACTGGGTGTACTCCCCGTTGGCAAAGTCGATCATGGCCCCCAAATAGGCGGTGTACACCCGCCGCCAGCTATCCGGCAGCAGCAATGGCTGGCCCCCGTCCTGGCCCGCCCGGTGGGGCCGCCACAGCCCCAGCCCTTGGAGAAAAATATCCTTCCAAAGGCTCGCCTCCAGGTCGTTGACCCAGGCGGTCTTCTGGGCGCTGGTATAGGCGCTGGGCCGCATGGTGTCCATCCAGTCCATCAGCTCGTCCATGGTCATTGTCTTACCTCCTGTCCCGCCCCAGCCTGGGCGTTTGCCGTCATCTGGGCCGTCTGCTGCCGCCGATATTCGGCGATCAGATTTTGCCTGGTCTGGGCCGCCCCCGGATAATGAAGCTGCTCCATCTTCGTCCAGAACAAAATCCTAGTCTCCATCAAATTAGGGTCGCCGAAGGCCCCGGCGGAGTAATAACTCTGGGTCTCCTTCCACATGGCCGTCCGGTCGGCGGACAGGGCCGTGGCGCTGTCGCAGGAAAACAGGAATCGGTCGTTCCAATACCACTGGCCGTCCTCGTCCTGGGCCAGGAAGTCCCACTTGTTCCACTGCTCGTCCCGGGGGTTGCCCTGGGCGTCCAGGCCCATGACGGGCCGCTTTTCATCGGCGTAGGCCAGCTCGAACTTAAACAGCCCCTCGAACAGCTTTGCCCAGCAGGCGTTTTTCATCACCCGCTTGGACTGGAGCCGCCCGGCGGACTGGTTGGCGGAAAACTCCTTGGCCACGGCGCTGGTGGCGGTGGTGTCCTTCCGGCCCAGATAGGAGTCGGTGATGCCCACCACGTCCCGGGCCTCCTGGTAGATGTATTCCAAATAGGCCAGGGGCTGCTCCACATCGCACTTCATGTCGTAGACCCCCAGATAGTTCTTGTCCGTGACGTTTTTCAGCCGAATGACCTTCGCCACCCCGGTGTCCACCTTAATGGACGGGTCAGGAGGCAGAGTGATATAGGTGCCCGCCGCCAATAGCTGGTCGATGATGCTCTTTTCCAGGCGGTTGATGGTGTTCTGCTGATCCCGCACCTTGTCCACGTCCGACTCTCCCAGCAGCTTGCCGTAGACCGACACGGATTTTTGGAGGAAAACCGGGTAGATGTCCGGTTTATAGTACGGCACACGGGTAGGCTCCCCGGTGATAGGGTCAGCGCCGGGAATCACGGAACCGTCGGAGCGCTCCACCGGCAGCCATAGCTCCTGATATTCCTCCACCGTCCGCTCCAGCTCGCCCCCGCACAGGGGGCAAACCCGCTTGTTTCCCGGCTCCTGGGCCTCCTC